TGCCAATATGACTATTAAAAAATCTAATCCTGCTAGAAGAAAATCATTTAGAGCTAGACATAAATGTGCATCTGCAAAGGATGTATTTAGTGCTAGATATTGGTCTTGCAAAAAATGGTAAGGTCTATTATAAAATTAATAGTGAGAGCTAGAATGCTATATGCTGATTTAAGAGGTCATCATGGGAAAAGATGGAACTATGAACCTGGAGATTGGTATATGGGTCGTAAAAACAAAAGGAGATAACTATGTATGGTAAGAAAAAACCGATGAAAAAAAAGAAAAAGAAAAAAAATAAAAAGAAAAAAATGGTAAGCAAATATTAATATTAGGTGTAATCATTTTGATGGTTGGGTATGGTCGGAGGGTTAAAAGGAGATAAATATGCCAAAAGGTAAAAACAAAAAGTATAGTAAAAAACAAATGAAGATAGCAAGAATGGCTGCACCATTTGATAGAATAACTGGTGCTGATTTTGCTAAACTAAAAAAGAAAAAGAGGAAAAAATGAAGGAACTAACAAAAAGACAAAAAGATACTTTAAAAAGACATAAAAAACATCATACTAATAAACACATGGCTATGATGAAAAAAGCTATGAGAAAAGGTAAAACTTTTGGACAAGCTCATAAAATGGCTATGAAAAAAGTTGGTAGATAAATAATGAAACAACATATCTTAAAAGCACTAGAAAAAAGATATGAAGCAGAAGTTTGCGAAGCTGAAGCAACAATAAAAATTTATTTTAACAATAGTGTAGGTATTGGTGAACATCCACAACACATTGATGAAGTAGATAAATTATTAGAAAAAATTGTTAATGCAGAAGAAAAATTAAAAATAGTAAAGGAGTTAGACAATGGCTAAATTATGTCCTGAAGGTAAAGCTGCTGCCAAGAGAAAATTTAAAGTTTATCCTAGTGCTTATGCTAATATGTGGGCAAGTAAATATTGCAAAGGCAAAGTAGGAAGAAAAAAAACTAAAAGAAAAAGATGAGTTTAAGAAAGTGGACACAACAGAAATGGGTTGATGTAGCCAACAGAAGATCAGATGGATCTTATCCTCCATGTGGTAGATCAAAAGGTGAGAAAAGAAAAAATTATCCAAAGTGTTTGCCAATAGCAAAAGTAAGATCAATGACTAAAAGTGAATTGTCTGCTGCTGTAAGAAGAAAGAAACAAGCAGAAAGAAAACCAAGAAAAGGCAAAAAACCTAACTATGCAAGAACCTAAAAAAAATTTTAGGTCTGACGAAAACAGATTTATATATAATAAACAATTTAAATATCTAAGAACCCCTACAGACATCTGGCAACAATTGTCTAAAGAATTTAATTTTACTATTGATTGTTGTGCCTCAGATCAAAATCATTTATTACCAAGATATTACACAATTGAAGATGATTGTTTGACTAAAGATTGGTCAGGAGAAATTGCTTATATACACCCAATGTTCGATGGTAAAATAGGTAAGTTTGTAAAAAAAGCATATAATACAGATAATTTTATTGGTGTTTTTTTATTACCAGCATCAACACATACAAAATATTTCCATGACTATTGTTACCATAATCCTAATTGTGAAATAAGATTTTTACGAAAACCAGTAAAAGGTTTTCATTTTGGACATGATGATGGCACAAAAGATGACCCAAATGCTCTTGGATATTTAAAACCATTAATGATATTGATATTTAAAAATGGCAAAAAAAACATGGAACAAAACAAAAAATAGAATTATAGTAGTTGGTGTATGTAAATATTGCCATAAAGAATTAATTAATACTGATAGTTTTGTAAGTTTTTATCCTAAAGGTCATGCCCATTATGTTTGTATGCGTAAAGATGATGATAATAAGACTTATGAAAATAAAGTTAATATTTAATTTGTTTTGTAATTTTTTTTATTAAATCAAACCATTCATCATAATATTTTTTATTTTTAGTTTTATTATAAAGATTGGCTAGTTCATCTAATCTTGATGTATCTTTATCTCTGATTGTTAAATCATTGAGCCAATCAAATTTTTTATTTAATTGACCCAATGACATAGTGTTAAATTATATCTTTTTTTTTTATTGTTTCTTCAATCAAGAAAACATCTTTCATTTTATTTCCTAATGGTGTGTATGTATTTGGATTAGGATATAAATTTTCATTCTTGACCTGATTACCTTTATGTATCTCTGGAAATCTGTCATGATAAGTTATATTACTTTCAAATGTTTCATAATTAAATCCATCAAAGAAATATGATACTGGTACTTTAAAAAATTTAGCCAACTTACCAAGATAGAAAGCACTTAAACCATTACTGCCTTTTTCAAACTTTTGTATTTGTTGAAATGTTACCATTAAAACATCAGCAACTTTTGTTTGATTCAGTTTTCTTTCTACTCTTTTGTTTCTTAATTTGATACCAATATGCTTATCAAGTTTTATTTTATTGGGGTCTTTCTTTTTTGCAGACATTAATAGCCTTCCTTTCTTTTAGTTTTTTCATGTAGTTATTTATTTTTCGTAAATAACTTTTGCTTCTTTGTTTTGAGCATCAACAATTCTTCTTACTAATTGTCTGTACTCAACATAATCCTTGATTGTTTTAGTACATAGTCTGCTATCAATTGTAGCCATGATATTATTATGGCACTTTTGTAGCTTCCCATACAATCTAGGAAGTTCATTGGTTAGGTTCATCCCTATCCTCCTTTTTAATTATAGAATGCTTAAGATTTTTGCTTGTTATCTCTTTGACAACTGCGTTATCACTAGCATCCCTTTGACTTGTTGCTTTCTCAACAGAGTCAAATTTTTCCTCCAGAGTTGCTGTTATTTCGTAATAATATATTTTTTTACAACTCATAGTAATTATTGACTTTTAATTTACTAATTTTAGGTTGTTTAGTCAACATATACTTTCGCATGAAAACATTGTCAGACTTTATCAACTTTAATTTTTCAGCATTCTTTAATAGAATACCCACCCTTTGTTTAGTTAAATTTAATGCTTTACCTATCTCATCTAGCTTGGGAAAACACTCATGTTCATCATAATAAACAGCCATAAAATCAATAATTTCTTTAATTCTAGGACTATAAAATATTTTAGTCATTGTCCTCCTTACTTCTCATTTTTAATAGCATATCTTTTAACAGATCATTATAACCTGCAATATCTTTATGGGTATCAAGTTTGTATATGTCTTTCCCACTACCATCATCAATAGTTCTTGTTAATTTAAGAACAATCATTAATTGTGGAATAATTGTAATAGGTACTTTAACTTTATATCCATTAATTATTTCTAGTGCTGATTCTAAAAAATTAGCAATGATGTATGCGTTATTATCAAAATTTCCATATTCTTTTTGTTTTTTTTCTAACATTTGCTTAACCATCTTTTCGCCAATATCAATCCATTTTATATTATCGTCACTCATATTATTCCTTTCACTACCTACACATACATCCGACCATTGCACCAGTACCATCATTCATCATGTGTAAATTTAAAGTATCTACATATCCAGTTAATTTAAGTCTTAATAATTCACATAAGTCAAAGCAATTAATCTCATCAAATAATTCTATACCTTCAATCATTTTTTTTGTAATTGGTATAAGTTGGTACAAGCCATCATTTAGTATAATTAATTCCATAATTAAAAGGAGTGGTAGAATAACTAACTGATCAAGGGAGCTAAAAAAACTACCACCCCATTTATTACAAGCTACATTGCTTTAGGTTTTCTTTCTTGTAATTTGTGAACAACTTTTCCATCTGGTTTAGTATTTATCCATTCAGTAAGATTTATGGTTTCACCTTTTTTCATATCTTTACTGACTTTATATGAACCCCAGAATTTTTCAGGATTTTCGTTATCTCTGTTTAGATAACCTTCACCCTCTTTAAGCTCAAAATTTCCAGCCATGTTTAACTCCTTTTTGGTTTGTTTTTGTTTTGCAAAGTGAAATATTTTGTATATAAATTTGATTTAACAAAACTATCCCATTTGTTTGCTTTGTATATTCTAGTCTTGAGGTTCTCTAAATCACTTCTCAAGGCAGTAGAATTTTTTTTATCTTTATTGTTTTCAATTACTTCTAATTTTGTTGCAATGTAAATATCATCAATCTTTTCTTTTTTTTGATCTTCTACTATTGTCTTTTTGTTTTGATTATTTTTTGCATTTATTAATTCATCAGCACTTGCAAACTCACTACCATGTAGTCCAAATGAAGCTAATGCTCTGCCTAAAGCAGAAGTTTCTGCATTTTCTAATGCACTTGTTTTGTTAATAAATGATGAATCATATCTTTCTAATGCTAAACCTGAAAAACTACCCCAGTTATCAACTTTAAGAATAACTTTAACTGCTACTTTATTTTCATCACAAAGAGCTTCTATTATTTCAGAATTTATTGAAACTCTACCAACAAAATTACTAATTAATACAGAGTGTCTTGAAGCTACTGTGTAATAATCTTTTCCATGTTGAGGAACTGCTTTTTGTTTTTTTAAATCTTCTTTACATTTATTAAATAAATCTACATCGTCATTTCTCATTTTTTACCTTTCTTTTTTATTGATGATTTTAAAACTCTATCCTTGAAAGCTAAATCATCTTTTAATTTAGCCAAAGACTTTTGATATTCTTCATTGGCAATCTTCATTGTTTCATCTCTTTCAAGAAGTTTTTGATCTTTTATTTTTAATTCTTGTTTTAGTTTTCTGTTATCTGTTTGTAGTTTAGCAAGTGTTTGCATTAATTTATCTGACATATTTTCTACCTATGTTTATATTCATAATCAAATTGATGTTTTCCACCACACCATGTGCAATGATTAAGGTCATAAGTTTTATTGCTATGATTACAATTACACCATAATGTATTTTTTATGACATCATTATCTTTGTTTTTAAGTTTTTTAATTTCTTCTTTTAATTTTTCTATTTCGTTTGTAAAATATTGTTCATAGTTTTTCATAAAAGTCCTCCAATCTTTGCATATCTTCCTCATCATAGTTTTCTAGCATGAAATTAGATTTAAAGTTTCTAATTTCAGACCAATCCACATCAATTAAACAAGCCAATTTTTTTATACTGCCATTGGCTGCTCTTAATAGTTCTTGTCTTTTTATGTTTATTTGTATGAATTTTCTAAAAAAATATTGAAGTCCTTCAGGGGTTAGCTCCCAACAATTATCAGGTGTAAAGATTGTGCTACTACCATCTGATACATAAATTAAATAAGGTTTGTATTCATAGTTATAATGTTTTGAATATACTGCTGTTTGTATGCAATGGGTAAATTGAGGTTGTTTTATTGGTTGCGATTTAGAATACACCCAATCCCCTATTCTATTTACATTACTATCTTTTCTATTAATTTTTAGTGGTGAATTTCTAACACTTCCAAATCTATTTTTATGTTCTGTTTCTTTTTTTTCATTATCATTAACACAATCTATATAACCCTCTGTTGCTATGTTTAATGTTTGACCCATGTATTTATCATCATACCAATCAGACAAAGGCACTTCTACTTTCCAACCTGAAAAATTATCTGATATTTCATTAATAGCTTCCAAATGTTTTTCAACATAACCTTTTATATTTCTTAATATAAATTGTGCTTTAATGTTATTCCTTTCACCAAAGTCAAAATTACTTATGAAATTTTTAAAATGTAATTCTACATCTTCAATCTTTGCCTGACCTACTAATATTTGTTGAAACCATTCATGAATAAATTTACCTGCTTCAAAACTAATTGATGGTCTTTCAGGTTTAAAATTTAAATGTGGTGATAAATGATATTTGATGAACCAAATAGAATTTTGTAAAGCTGTTTGACTTGGTGATGTTGTTGCTTTGTTAAAATCACCCTCTGTCCAAGCTGTATCTGTAAATCTTTCTTTCATCTGATTTGGTTATTTACAGATTATTTACAAATAAGTCAATAATTAATTTGCATTCTTTTGTAAATAATGTATGTCCAAAATATATGGATTTTCCATCAGTTAATTTAAAGTGGTATGAGATATTACAAGGTGCAACGACTGGTGTTTTAAGAGAGGTAGAAAGCATAAGAAGTAATATTAAGTGGGGTCATGGATATAAATCTAATCAATATAATAAGTGGGGTCAAACCATTTCAGGTTCGTTATGTGAAATGGCTCTTGCCAAAAAATTTTCTAATTACTTCACTCATTCTGTGAATAATTATCATGGTAAAGATATTTTCATAAACAACAAACCAGTTCAAGTAAAATCTCAATTACACACAAAAGTTGAAAAGTATTTAACCATTAGACCTAACTTTCAACCTGAAGATTATTATTTTTTAGTGATAGATGATATGCCTACCTTCTATGTTTGTGGTTACATTCAAGCCAAAGATTGTCAAAAATATGGCATTTGGACAAATCAGAATATTCCTGATAGACCTTATTTTTGGAAGATCCCATTGAATAAATTAAAATCATTGGAGGAGTTTATAAATGAGTGATGTTAAATGTGCTTTGCTAAAACCTTTTGGCTCAACAATTTTAAAATCAGAATTACCTGATGATTTAGTAAAAGATTTTTATAATGATCTAACAAAGATTAGACAAGATCCACAGTTAGTTAATCAACATAAGTTCGGACACAAATTGGCTGGTAATTTATATAAAGAATTATTAATCAGCCATGACACTATGTTGAAATGGAAACAGAAATATTTTGACACATTAATTGTTCATTATGCTACATCACATTATAAACATAAAAAGGTAAAACAAATTATTATTACTTCAGCATGGCACAACATACAAAAGTCAGGGGATTTTAACCCATGCCACACCCACACACATTTTGAGGATAAATTTGTTTCACCTGATATTTCTACTGTTGGATATATAAAGCTACCTCAATCTATGAGTGAATATAAACACACCAAACCTCATCATTCAGTTGGAGGATATATTGAATTTATGGAGGGTACAGAGGATATGTTCACAAATGCTAACTATTTATTACAACCAAAATTATCTGACTTTTATATCTTTCCTGCTTCTTTGCGTCATGCAGTATATCCATTCCATGCAAACGAAACAGATGAAAGAATATCATTTAGTTTTAATGCAAAGATATTATTTGATGAAAAGTGAGCCATTTTTAAAAGTACCCCATTCTTTATTGGATAATGAGGTTCTTACCTCCCATGAAAAATACCTTTTAATGCTTCTGACAAGGCTACAGACTGCGAAAAGAGGGTGTGTGCCTAGTCATGCCTACCTTTTGAAAAAAATGGGCTTAAAAGACAAAAGAACATTAGTTCGGCACTTGGACAGACTACAATTATTTGGCTATATTACATGGGAAAATAGAGGTAAGAATAAAACTAATAAATATTATTTTAGGGGTGATGATAACTTTCAATCTATTTTAAACAATAATTTTAAGCTGCGAAAATTAATGTCTAAAAAACACAAGCAAATATATGTGGATAAAGTGAGGAAAAAGTTTGTGGAAAAAAAGGGGATAAAACTAATCAAATAAGCATTTGATGTACCTATAGGGGTACATGAAATGTACCTAAATAAAGATATATTATATAGATATAACTAGTTAGTAAGTATGAATAAAAAATATGTTCCAATTGAAACTATAAAGTATGAGTTAAGTAAAATTAGAAAGCATTCTAATTTTCAATACAAAAGAGCCATAGATAGAAATCGTACCAATCAGGTTAAGCACCCCCCCTTGATAGACTTGTTAGCTTATCTCAATAATTGTAATGCCTCCGAACAAGATATTGAAATGTGTGTCGCTGAATATTGGAAAAGTGTGGAAAAAAATAATAAGTTTGAGAAAGATATTGTGAATGAAATCAAGATGAAGTATAAGAGATAAGGTTATAACACTCTATATAGAAATCATATAAGGGGTAGTATTTCATACCTTTCTTTCTAACTACCCCTTATCCTCCTCAAAAGTATATTTTGAGTTATCAACATATTCTGATTCATCAAAATTAATATTAGGATAAGAGTGTTTTAAAAGTCTTTTTATTTTATTTTGTGATACAGTTCCACAATTAGGTAATATCTTTATTTTAGAAAAACCCTCTCTTAAAACTAAATTTTTTAAATCTTCTAAAGTATTTATATTTTCATTTATTAAAATATTTTTAACCCTTACACCTAAATCTATATTACGAATAGGTATATTATTAATTTGTTGTTCTGTTAAAGTATTTATTGTTATCATTTTTTTTTCTACCTTTCTTTATATTCCAATAAGTCTGTGC